TAACCTCAGTATGAAACTGAGATTAGCGCCGACGCTTGCACATCTCTCCAGATGTGTACCGACACAGCTGCTCGTGAGGATTACATGGGATGACGAATAAGACGCGGCAATTTCTGTCTGGCCCGATTTCGGGCGTAAGACGGCCGCATCATTTCGCCACATTCGACCCTTTCTACGATCCCGGTGTTTATTGCATCGAGAGCGAAGAGACCAGCAACAATTACCGGTTACCCGGTGGTCGTTGGTCTGGAGGGGGCGCCTGGTTTCTCAACAGAAATGTTGAGACCCAGAAGCCGCCGAATTCCTACGTGAATGCCCTGAATTACATAGGGGAGACGCGTATGGGATCCGAGCTCACAGGTATTCCAGAGATCAATCTGGGTACCCCCAGTCAGGCTTCGCTTCTAGCTGATGGCACTACTGCCATCGCTAGAACGGAACCGACATCCCCTCATATCGACCTCTCCGTTACATTAGGAGAGATGCGATCTGAGGGACTTCCTCGCCTACCCGGGCTCCTTGCGAAGGAAACTACCAAACGCGCGAGAAATCGCGCGGGTGGTGAGTACCTGAACGTGGAGTTTGGATGGGCTCCTCTTGTTCGAGACATCAGGGGCTTCGCCCATGTTGTCGACAATCATGATAAACTGATTCGTCAGTATCAGGAATCGGCTAACAAGCCGATCAAGAGGAAATACGAGTTTCCCACCGTTAACCAGTCAGCATATAACCCCTCCGGTTTTGGAGCGGTTCTGCCTGGTGGTGGGAACTACCTGGGTGGTGGGCGCTATCAATTCGTTGAACAGCGCAAATGGTTTGAGGCAGAGTACATCTACTACCTCCCCATTGGACAGAGCCAAACGGACAAAATCCGAAGATTTGGCTCATACGCTCGTAAACTCTACGGCGTACGTCTCACACCTGAGGTTCTTTGGAACCTCTCACCCTGGAGCTGGGCCGCGGACTGGTTCGGGAACGTTGGCGATGTTATGCACAACGTTTCCGCTCTTGGTACCGACGGCATGGTTATGCGGTACGGCTACATCATGTGCCATACGCGCCGACTCGCCGTAGATCACGGCGTAAACGACGCAAATGGTGTGATGACAGCTAAGACGAGGATTACTGAAAGTAAAATCCGTCTTCCCGCAACGCCATTCGGGTTTGGTGTTTCCTACTCTGGGCTTTCCCAGAAGCAGATCGCCATCGTCGCTGCTCTCGGCCTTAGCCGATGGTAAGTGACCGTGGTTCTAGGCTGTCATACGCCTAGGATTTTTCATCCACGTGTAGTCTTTCGACTACTCACTCAACACAGGAGATGACTGATGTTCGCAGACCCAACAATCACGGTCAATGCGGTAGCGCAGGCCCTCAAGAGGACCTCAATGGGCCAGAACTCTGGCGCATTCGCTACCAATGACGGAACCCACAGTTTGCAGATCTCCCATTCTTTGGGAGCTACAAACCAGCGGATGATCCGCCTGGACCGTGTGCAAACCGTCGCGAACCCGCTTACCTCAGGTGAGTTCTTGACCGCTCCAGACTCTGTCTGGCTCGTGTCGCGGACTCCCAAGGTCGGGTATCTGACGGTCGCCCAGCAGAAGCAGCTTGTGGATGGCTTCCTAGCCTTCCTCAGCGCTTCTTCTGGTGCTGCCATCACCCAGCTTCTGGGTGGAGAGAGCTAATCGCTCTCCGGCAGTAGTCTCTGCGTAATGTCAGTCTAGGTATTCCTATACCTCCCGAAAGGAGGAAGGATGAAAAGACTGACGTCTCTGTGGAGAGAGCTTGCGCTGGAAAGCGCAAGCTGGTGCGGTACAAGCGCCAACCGTGACATTAAAACCGTCACGGCTCGGGTCGAAGCGGAAGGAGAATCGTTTCTCACGATTTCTCTGCCTCGGTATGCCAAAGCCTTTGAACGGGCGTTGGAAACCGGGACCCTTGACTCCAGCTCATTCAGTGGTTTCCACTGTAGGAGAGGTCTCCCCGAATTTCTTCGAGGTTTCCTGAGTCAAATCTTCGACCCATCTGGTACGCTTCTGGATGAACCTAGCATCGATTGCATCTCGTCGGTTCGCATGTTAACCATGTGTTTCGGCAAGATTCAGCGGCTGTGCAGTGATGCACGTGTCGCTGACGCGATGCAGCAGTTTGTCCAGATTGAGCAGGAACTCGCTGAGTTCGACACCAGTAACCTGGAGAGAGAGATCTTCCCCCTCTTTCGTCAGGCGTCGACTCTGCTATGGGCTGATGTGTTTTCATATGTCGAGAACTCTGTTCTCGACAGGCATCAGCTCGCGCATGCTTGGCTCTCCTCGGAAGAGGATTATCAGCGAAAGCTGAGAGTTGAGCATGCCGGACGTTCTGGACCTGACCCTCTCGATTTAATTATCGGGATCGGCCAGGAGAAGCCAATCAAGGTAGGAGTCAGAAATGGCTCCATCCGCATGAAGGCTTCTGAAGAGGTCCATGTCTTCGACGGTGAAACTGTCGGACATAAGGGCTTCTTCCCATTCGTCCCCAGACACGGTCCCGGAGCAACAGCTGATGGCCTTCGCGGAAACGCGAAGTTCTCCATCAAGCAGTGGCCTCGGAGGCTCGAGAGTGTGTTTCCTTACGGAGATTACGCTCTCCCCCAACTCGCTCTTGAAGACGAGTTGGACCGTGTCGAGTTCCTCGAGCCTGGGGCTGAGTTGCCTGTAAAGGTCACTCCAGTCCCTAAGACGGACAAGACGCCCAGAATCATCGCCGTAGAGCCCACTGCTATGCAATATACGCAGCAGGCCCTGTGTCACCAGGTTGTCTATCGCCTGGAGCACGGTCGAGAATTTCCTCCACCCTGGGGTGGAAAGGAGTTCGACCTCGGCAGATTCTTCGTCGGCTTTGCAGATCAGGAACCAAATCGGTTCCTGGCAAAGAAGGGCAGCCTCGATGGCAGCCTCGCTACGCTCGATTTGAGCGAAGCATCCGATCGTGTCTTGAACTCGCATGTGAAGCTCCTCTTCGAAAGATTCCCTCGGTTATCCGAGGGGATTCAAGCGACGCGGAGCACACATGCTGACGTACAAGGTCATGGGGTTATACCTCTGACCAAGTTCGCGTCAATGGGCTCTGCACTCTGCTTTCCTGTGGAGGCGATGGTTTTTACAACCATCGTCTTTGCCGCGATTGCTTATGAGTGCGGCGTGCCAGTGAACCGCAAGCTCATCATGAGCATGCGGGGTAAGGTGCGTGTCTACGGTGACGATATCATCGTTCCCGTAGAATTTGTACAACGAGTGATTCAGTTCCTTGAGCTTTTTGGGCTCAAAGTGAACAAGGACAAGAGTTTCTGGAATGGCAAATTCCGGGAATCTTGCGGCGGGGACTTTTACGATGGCGAATGGGTAACCCCTGTTCGACTCCGTCGTCCTCTCCCGCGATCACTCGCTGACACCTCAGATGTGGTGGCGCTCATTGCTTTCAGAAACCTTCTTTACTGGGAAGGCTACTGGCAGACAGTGAGCAAACTTGATGATCGTATATCTGCCCTCCTAAAGGGTCGATGGAAGATTATCGAGCACACCGCAGCAGGTTTGGGTAGAGAGTCTGTCTGTTTCGCCTACAAGGCTGATAGGACAGATCCAAACCTCTTCACGCCCATCGTCGATGGGGCTATCGTGAAGCACACGATTCCGAAGTCAAAAGCTTCAGGATCGGGTGCGCTCTTGAAGTTCCTCTTGAAGAGGAGCCTCATTCCGTCGCAAGATGGAGAACATCTGAACCGTCAGGGACGGCCCGTAGCGTCTCGCATCGTACTACGGGGGATCCGGCCATATTGATTATGGCCGTGGGGACC